AAATCCACCATGAACCGCCCCATAGCCTCTTGGCTCGACCACCCGCCCGAGAACTGGAAATTCATATAGGTGCCAGCGTTTTGCGGGGCCGCAGGGGCGGCAGCGCCGCCGCCCCCAGCCGAAGACTTTGCCCCGCCGCCATGCGATGTTTGCGAAGCAATCTGCGCGATCATTGCTCCTGTTTTGACCAGGGAGGCGGCAGTAAACGCGGCAGCCAGACCGGGGCCACCGATTTCCATGCCTTTCCGCCATGCCGCAGTTGCCGCCTTGATCCCGTCGATTGTGGCCTCGGCGACGGCAAACGCCTGCCCGATCTTGAACAGCTTTTCATTGCCGGACTGCATCAGGCTGGCCATATCGCCAAAGGCGCTGGAAAAGGCGTCCAGCCTCTCATTCCGGCGCTGCCGTTCAATATCGGCGAGCCGCCGTTCGTGGTCCTCTTTGATCTTTGCTTCCATGTCGTTGAACTGCTGTTCGGTCAGCAGTTTGGCATTGCGGAACTCTTCCAGCTTTGTCAGCCGCTCTTGATATTGGGCGTCCAGAATCTCAGATTCTGCTGCAAACTGTTCCTGCATACGCGCCAGATCGTCGGCCAATGAATTGCCGCCGCCACCCCCACTTGAACCTCCACTGATGTCTGGCAGGCCAAAATCGATATCATTCGGGGCGCTTTTGGGACGGGGTGATGTTTGAGGGCCAAGGCCAAAATGCACCGCGGCGGAGGCAGAAGCACTTACCCCGACATTTGCGGTTGCAGGTCCAGACTTCATAGCCGTACGGAGGCCAAACGCCGCACTGCGCGCCATCTCCAATACGGCTAACAGGCCTGCTACCTGTCCCTTGACATTGGACAGATCAACGCCATCGACCGCCTGCGCCTCGGTCAGCAACCGTTGCGCCTCAATCGCTGCCTCAGACATTTTCCGTTGGAATTCGTCAGCGGAAATCAGACCGTCATCAAATGCAACTCGGGCATCCTGCACATTGGTTGCAAGCTGGCCAATTGCATCCGCCAGATCGGTTTCGCCGATCTGCATCATCGCAACATAAAGGTTTCCTAGGCCAAATTCGAATGAGGCGGCCTCGCTGGACGCAACGCTCATCACGCCCTTGAAAGCGCCAATAGCCTCGGCATTTTCGTTAAATGCCGCCGCGCTCATCTCCAACTGATCATAGATCTCGTTACCCAACAGCATGCGGCCCATAGCCTCGCCGCCCAGCGTTTCCTCAAGGGCCGTCTGGGTCGATGTCAGATCATGGATCAGGGCCTGCAAGCCAAGGCTTACGGCTTCGATACCTGGGGCAAACGTCACAGCCAGCTGGTTGCCAAATCCCCCAATGGCCACACCGATCCTACCCATCGCGTCATTTGCAGCCTCGATGTTCTGGGCGTCGATATCAGACACGGCAATGCCGAAATCGCGCTGGTAGGCAGCGGCCTCAGTCACGGCCCTGCCATAACCGCTCATCATAAGTGTGGCATCAGCACCCGTTTTGCCAAAGATATCCAGCGCCGCAGCCACTTTCTGCGTCGGATCGGCGATTGCATCGATCTTGGCCGCAATGGCCGCAAATTGCTCATCGGCTTTAAGCGCAGAAAGCGTCTTGAATGACAAACCAAGGCCTTCGAATGCCCGAGTCTGCTCTGCACCACCGCGCCCCAGTGACACGATGTTGTCCTGCATCTTGACCAGCGATTTCGACAGCGCCTCGGACGAAACGCCCGCCTCTTCCGCGACCAAAGACATGGCCTGAAACTGCGCCACTGACACACCGGCAACCCGCGCCTGCTTGGACAGCGCATCGATGTTATTCATGGACGCGCGTGTAAACGCCGCCATTGCAGCACCAGCCGCCACCATGCCTGCGGCCAGAATACCGGCGCCCTTGGCAAAGGTGACCATGCCGCCGCCACTGGCTTTTGCATCAGCACCAAACTTCGAAACTGCACTCGAAGCCTTGCCAAGCTCGCGCACCAGCGGGCCAATATCGGCACCAACCTGAATTGCAACATCGCCGATGAGATTAGCCATTCTGCTGCGCTTCCGCTTCCTTCAGGAGGTTATAGAGGGGTTCATAATCGACATTGCTTGCAGGGGTGCGGGCGTCGATGAGCCACCAGATTTCACCCGGCGGCATCGACCAAAACTCCGAGGGGCTGGCCCAGCCCTGCCCCACCACGACCCTGTAAAGGGATCGGATGAACCCCTCGGTCAGGCTTTTTTTTCGGGATCTGCCTCTTGAGCTTTTCCACCAAGCGATGCGGCGGCGGGCGGCGAAATGATCGACAGCAGGCCCACGATTGCGCCTTGGATCATCACCGTCTTTTCGGCTCTGGTTTTTGAGGCCAAGTCATTCTGGATCGACAGGTAGACCTCATCATCTGTTACCTTTGCACCAGCATGGCGCAGCGCAGCACCATATGCGGCAGCCAAGCGCGAATAGGGCGGGCCTTCGCGCTGGAACAGGATCGACAGCGCCTGCCGCCCGGAATCCGCCGACAATGCGTCCTCAATCTTTGCGATAAGGCGCATCTGCTGATTGGCAGGGACAGTGTATGACTGCCCCTGCCACGAAAGGGTTACGTCCTCAAACCCCAGCATCAGGCCAAAGCCCAAGCACCAGAGGACGTGAACGAGGCAGAGAAAGTTCCCGCCTCCTTATAATCGTGACCCTCCTTGTAATTGGTCATAAAGAAATCACCGCTGATGACAGTTTTGCTGGCGGTGCCAGATGCGAACGTAAAGGTCAGGTCCGTCACGAGCTTTGACACCGCAGGGTCAATAGCGATGTCGCGCAAAACTGGTGACGTATAGACGCCCTCCAAGTCGAACGAACAAACCTGCGAAGTCGAATCTTCCAGCAGCGTCTGAAACCCAACGCTGTCATCGTCAGAAATATCCGCAGGGGTAAAATCAAAGGCAATGTTTTTGACACGAACGCCTGCGATGACGACCGAGTTTTTCTTGACCAGCGTTTCGCGGCCCAGCTTCTTTACCATGACAATCTCCTGTTCAGGCGGTTTCGATCAGGCCGCGATACTCGCAGACCCCGTGGAATGACCCGTCGGTAACGCGGTCACATCTGCTGGACTCGCGGTCCAACTGAATGAAATTGAAGCCGGAGACGCTCAGTGACCCCCGGTGCAGGCGGGCGTAAATCTGACCCTGAATACTCTTGGCCTCGGCATGGCTTTTTGACCGGCTGCGCGTGTGGATGCGGGCAACGAAATCGAACCCCGTCTCAGACGCAGTATCAAATTCTGTCAGAACGATCTCGCCGACCTCGACATAGGGGAACGTGGCTGTGCTGCCCCCATCTGCGGCCTGCGGGGCCACATCGTAGACCCGTAGGCTGATCCCCGCCAACGCCAGATACAGCGCCTTTTGAACTTCGGTTTCCGCACTCATCCGCCCGCCCTTTTGCGCTCACGCGCCATGCGCGCGATCAGTTTCTTGGCAAATGCCTCCAGATAGATGCGCTCCATTTCCGGCCGCATCTCCTGCAGGGCCTTCAGAAAGAAAGCATGCTCGACGCCATCCGGCCCCTGACCGAATTCCAAAAACCGCCAGTAGAACGCATCGCCCTTGCCAAACCGCTCTACCAGCACATCAGACTGGACACGCTCACGCGATCCGCGCCGACGCTTGGCTTTGATGCTACTTTTCAGGTCAGGCGATCCGGTTGTCGGATCATCCGGGGCCTTCTGCTTTGCGGTCTTGGCGATCTGCTGGGCAATGTCCTGCACCGTAGCCCGCATCAGGTTTATGCCATCGCGCGGCGCTATTGAGGTCAGGATGCGATTAACATCATCAATGCCGCTGACCGTGATGCCTGTTTTCACTGCGCCACACCCCGCTCTGCCTCAATCTCAAGCATCAAGGTCGCGCCACCCCGGCGCAGGATGCCACGAATGTTATAGGCCACGCCGTCCCACAGGATACGGTCCATCTCGGTCAGATCGGTGCGGTTATAGATCGTGAACACCACGACAAACGTCGCGGCAGTCCGGCCCTCGATCTGGCTTTCCCGCCCGCCCTTGGCTTTGACAGCCGCCCAAACACTCGGGTCCGTCGCCAGATTTGACCAAGCCGCAACCGCACCGCCGATACCGTCAGCCGTTTCAGCATAGCGCTGCAAGGTGATCCGCTGGCTCAGATCGCCGGGATTCATGCCGACACCCAACCAAGCCGATGCAGATCAATCAGCGCAGTGGCAGATTGCGGCAGCTCGGTCATGGCTCCCTCAGCGACGGCAGAACGATTGTGGAACCAATGCGCCACCAGCATCAGGATCGCCGTTCTCAACGCAGGCGGGCAAAGAGCCAACCCTGCCGTGAACGTGATGGTCATGGCATCGTCGCGCACTTCTGTCACCGGCCAGCTAAAGCCTGGCGCGGGCCGCAGGTTCGGGCGCTCAGGATCTGCCAACAGCCGATAGTTCGCAGGGGTGTCAGTTTGCCCGACCCCAGCGGCATCGAAATAGGTCATCGCCGTGATCGCAGTGACCGGCGTTTTCGGCAGATCGACGGCACCAGAAACAACGCGGGTTTTCCAGATCCACGTTTCCGCGCCCAACACCAGACCCGTGCGCTCGCTGACCATTTCCGTAGCGGCGTCCAGCAGCGATTGGATCAGATCATCTTCATCCGATGAGGTCGCGCGCAGATGCGATTTGGCTGCGGTCAGATCGACAGGTGCTGCCGCTGCGCCGCTACGCGTGGGACGCATCACTTGACCGCCTTCTCCGGCTTGGCCTTGGACACAGCCGTTTCCGGCGCAGCGGAGCTGCGCTGAGCCTCCGTCAGAACCGCCGCCTCGGCCTCTGCCTGTGCGTCAGCCTCTGCCTGTGCCTGTGCAGCGGCCTCGGCCTCTGCCTGTGCGTCAGCCTCTGCCTGTGCCTGTGCCTCGGCCTCTGCCAGTGCAGCAGCCTCAGCCTGTGCAGCGGCATCAATGGCGACAGCCTGATCCGCTGCGATCATCCGCAGCGCCTCGGCATCGCCAACCTCGATTTCATCGCCACGGTTCTGCGAAAAGCCAGCGCCAGCCCGTGCCACCAAAAGCCTGATCTTCATGCAACCCTCCATCGGTTCGCAAAGAGGGGCGATCTCCCGCCCCTCCAAAAAACCGATGGCTTACGACGCAGCGGTGATCAGGTGCTTGATCGCGCCCGAATGCGAAATCTCGCCGTCGAAACGGATCAGACCGGCAATGCCCATGTCCGGCCAGAACCGTTCGCGCAGCACGCCGATCACCGGAGCGCCGACCTTGCGGACGTAGTATTTCGAGAAGTCGCCATAGAGCATGGCCTTCTTTGCCGCTGCGAGGCTGTCCATGGCTTGGTTGATCGAATACGGGGCCGAAACCGAACCGATCTTCAGACGGCCCGAACCGTCCAATGCCTCGGTGATCAGATAATTGCCCTGACCATCCTTCAGCTTCCGCAACGCCAGCAGCGTGGTGTCATTGAACATGAAGCGGGCCTTGGGCGAGGCGCGATAGGCCGGATCGACCGAATGCACCAGGTCAAGAATCTCATCCGCCGTGACTGCCGTGGCCGAGGCTGCGGTTTTGCCAAGCGCGGAGCCGGTGACAATGCCGTTCGGGGCCGAGGAACCGGTGCCAACCGTCAACTGGCTGTTGGCAATGCGGCCCAGACGTTCGCCGATCAACTCGCCCAGCAGGGTTTCGAACGAGAAGATCGAATCCGCGTCCAGTTCCCACGACCAGCGGATAAATTCCGAGTCAAAGGGATATGCATCCACCGACTTTTGCCCGATGGTCGCATCGGAACCGCCATCATCGGTCAACGCGGTGCCTTCGGTATGGGCGACGGCGACAACCGAGGTGTCATCCACTGTCGGCAGCTTCATCGAATTGCCGCTGGACGTGGTGATGACGGTGCTGAGGGCCTCATCATACATCGGCCCCCACGCCTTCATCGCCTTGTCGATGGTAGGGATCAACTCGGTCGGCACGGTATAGCCGCCTGCGGAAGCCGTGCCGGCGGTCTGCGCGCGCTGTTCGAACTTCGACGTGCCATTCCGCAGCAACTGGCGCTCTTCGGCCGTCAGATCTTCGGGGCGGAAACCGCACATCACCTTGGCAAAGGCGTGGCGGTAGGTGGGCTTGTCGCCTTCTTCCTGCCCGCGCTGCTGGCCATCGCCGCCACGCGGGCGACGATCATCACCCTCGGCTGCGCGGCCTTCGGCATCTTCCAGCTTTTTCAGCCGCTCGATTTTGCCGCCGATCTTGTCGTGATCTGCCATCATGCGGTCAAATTCGGCCTCGATCTCGGTCGCGCGGGCTTCCGGGGTATCGGGCTTGATTTCGTCGAATTTGGCGCGGGCATTGGTGGCAATGCGCGCCTGCTCCTCGCGGAGTTCCTTGATCTTCATGGTCATCTCCAATGAAAAAGCCGCCCGAAGGCGGCGTTGATGGGCATCTGGCGCGCGCCGTCAGCCGTTCTCCCGAACCTTAAGTTCGAGGTCTTTCTTCATGCGGCGGCGCAGGGCTGCCGCGTTGAAATTCTGGGCGCGCTTGCGCTGATCGCGCACTGCCTCAAGGCTGCGAAGCCCGATCTCCGTCCCGTCATAGGCAGGCCGCGTCACAATCGACACGTCATCTAGGGACGCCTTTTTGATGGTGCGAACAGGCGGGTCTTGGGTTTCATCCCATTCCTGCACCTCCGGGTAGAAGGCGAAGGACATCTTGTCCAAATCACCCCGCTCCATCTTCGGAATGATGCGCTGAACATCAGGATCATCGGCCCGCAGCAACGTTTCCATGTGCAGACCATGATCATCCTGCGTCAGGGTCAGGGTGCCAGCCCGTGTCCGCGCCAGCGGCAGGCCTTCGTGGTTGATCAGGAACACCACATCGTCACGGCCCAGGGCATCCGTGAACGCCCCCGGCTCGATCCGCTCCTGAAACCAATCCCCGATGGCAGTGGTCTGGTTGAACACCGCCGCATAGCCGGAAACGCGGATGCCATCCGCCTCTTTGCGGATCTCGGCGGGCGCGCCGAGACTGCGGATTTCACGCTCCATTCGTAGTCCCTCCTGTGGGATCGGCGAGGCCGAGTTTGTCCAGCGGCATCATCGCGCCCTGCATGTAGAGTTTATCATCACCCGGCAGGCGCGGGCGGTTTTCCATGTCGCGGGTTTCGCCCGGCGTCATCTGGCCGGACTGGATGGCCGAGGCATAGCCCTCCATCCGGGTTTTGAAATCGCCGCGCAGCAACCCGTCGAGGTTCAGCTCGACAAAGCGGTCGCGCTTTTTCCAGCCGAACAGTTTCAGATTGCACTCCTGCTCGAACTGCTCGGCATAGCGCTTGATCGTATGCTTGGTCAGATGCAGGTCTTGCTGTTCGTTGTTCGAAAACGTGCCATGCGTCAAATCCTGCAAAAACACCGGCGGCAGCGAATAGCGGCGTGCGATTTCCTCGATGATGAACCGCTGCGCCTCGATCATCTGCGACTTCTGGGCGTCAGTCCCGATCGGCGTGATCTTCAATCCCATCGGCAACACCAGTGCCAGCCGGTTGTCACGCTTGGATTTCAACACCGCCTCTTCCAGATCGGCGGCCGCGCGTTGCATCGCAGCGCCAGACTGGAAATTACCCTCAATCGCAAAGGGCGGCACACCGCCGTTGTTGAAGAAACGCGACCCGTAATGCGTCATCGCGCGGGCAAGACCGATGGTGTCGGCAGCATCCATGATCGGAGAGCGATGTTTCAGCCCATCCGATTTCAGCATGAATGCCAGGTCGATCACCTCGGCAGCCTCATAGGTCACCGTCCGTCGCCCGTCCCGGTATTTGAAGAACTTCCGCGCGCCTTCACGGTGAACCGATGTTTGCGCCGGGTCCAACGGCCAGATGCCAACCACTTTTCCCGTAGCGTTGCGTTCGATAAAGCTGCAACCGCGCCCGCCGGTCAGCAGCTGCTCGAACGTGTATTTGCGCCACTCGAACGATGACTGATCCGGGTTCGGTGCATCGTGCAGCAGCGTGGCCAACTCGTCCGAAACGGACTCTCGGCTGTTGTTCTTGCCGCGCTTGTAAAGTTTCAGCGGCAGACCGGCCATTGTGCCAGCGATGAACCCTACCGCAGCCTGCACCGCGGGAAGGTCAAGGGCGGATTCACGATCACCGTCGATTACACGCTGGACCGCCAGCTTTCGATGATCGTGACCGCCGAGGCCAAGATCAAAGCCCCGAAAAAGCCCAAGGCCAGCTATCTGGCCTGACATGGGCGGGATCACAACTTGGGCCGTGGGCCTGCTGGCGGTATTCGGGGCCATCGTCGGGCAACTGGTTTTCCCCTTCGCCTTCGATTTCATCTCGACGCTGGCTGTCTACGGCGTCGGGGTTTTCGTGGGCCGTCAAGCCCGCACCACCGCCTGACCCTTCGGTGTCCAGCCCCGCGCGGGCTGGCATCCCAAGCGACAGGAGAAAACGATGACCAAGCCAACCCAGAATGATCTGATTGTGTTCACCGACGAAGACGGCGCGCCATGGGCAGCGTTTGTCTGGGGTGAGGCCGATCCCACCGCAGTCGCAGACCTGATCGATCTGGACGTGATCGTGGAAGCAACCAGCTATGAAGCCGAAGAAATTATCACCGAATGCTCTTGGCCGCCGCGCGTCCAGACCTACCACCTGCGGCAGAACGAAGACGACACCTATAGCATCTGCGATGCCACTTACCCAGAGGCGCAGATCATCACCGGCCACCGCTTCTATCCGCAAGGCTGATGACATGGCGGATCACATCGAAAGCCCACCAGACGTAGCGCGGGCGCGGATTTCCGCGATTCATCAGGCCGCGCGCAAGATGTGCATAGCGACAGGAGGTGATCCGGCAGAGTGCGCGTTTGAACTGGTTGCAGCCGCCATCCTAATCCTGCACGAAGCGCGCCCCACAAAAAAGACCTCGCAGATGATCGCCGGAATCGCGCCCGACGCGGAAGCGGTCGTTGAGGAATGGTTCCCCGAAGAACTCAAGCAATTCAGGTGCAAGCATGGCTGACGCCCCCAATGTCTCAACGCTGAAAGACCACCTTTTCGCGCAGCTTTCCCGGCTGTCGGACCCCGACCTGACCGCCGATCAGGTCACAACCGAGGTTGCGCGGACCGAGGCGATTGTCTCGATCTCCGACCAACTGGTCGAGGGATACAAACTCCAACTGACCGCCGCCAAACTCTATGCCGAGCATGGCGCGCAGATCCTGCCGCACCTGCCGCAGATCGGGAAATCCTGATCATGCGTGGCCAGCGGATCAGCTACAGCCAGGACGAGCTGGCATGGATCAAAGGCCGTTCGACCGAACCGCGGGCCACGGCGCATGAGCTGTTTGTCCAGGTCTGGAACCGCCCCGATGTCTCCCTGATCAATTTCAGCGCCCTGTGCAAACGCAACGGCTGGACGACCGGCCGCACGGGCCAATTCGTCCAGGGCGTGCGCCGCGACGACAACCCGGCCCGCAAAGGCTACTCCCCCGCAGGCTGCGAAAAGGGCTGGTTCAAGAAGGGCATTCGCCAGGGCGTGGCCACCCGCCTGCATCAGCCGATCGGCACCCTGCGCGTGACCAAAGACGGCTACATCGAGCGCAAGGTGAACGACGATCTGCCCCTCCGCAAACGCTGGCAGGCCGTGCATCGGCTGGAATGGGAGGCCATCCACGGCCCCGTGCCAACAGGCCACGCCCTGAAATGCCTGGACGGTGACAAGACCAACACCGCACCCGCGAACTGGACAGCCATCCCCCTCGCCCTGCTGCCCCGCCTGAACGGCAGATACGGCCGAGACTACGACGCCAGCCCGCCCGAGCTGAAACCGACCATCATGGCCATCGCCAAACTGGAACACAAAGCCCGCACCGCGCGGGCGGATATTGAGAGAGGTGGGGTGTGATGGGCTTTGGAGAAACAAGCATCCATGTTGTCCAGAGCGGCACTGTCGTCGGTAAAGGGCCGGACGGTAAGGACATGATCGTCACCGATGAAAGTGCCGTGTTCAACGGCACCAACTCAGAAATGTGGGTCACGAATCGCGTGGCTGACCTGTTGAAATCCAAAGCCAAGGATGGACTGAAATGACCAACGAAAACGACCCGATCCGTCGCGGTGATGCGATTGCGCTAACCTTGCTTGGTGATGCGAAAACAGTGGCAGATGCCATCGCAGCACTCCCCGCCGTTGCCGCCAGCCAGCCAGCCGATCCTGTCAGCAACGCGGATAGCCGTCAGCGGGTGACGGTCAAGCCGCTGGTGTGGGTGCGACTGAGTGAAAGTTTCATGGCAGAGGACCACATCTTTAACATCGTAGCCATTACTTATGATCCGGAAAAATACGATACAGAGCGCGCTACCCGCATCCTCGCCGCCGTCGACGTGCAGCCCGACCCCCGTGACGCGCAGATCGCGGCGCTGGTGGATGCGGCAGAACTCATGGCGGAGGCTGTGGTTGTTGAGTGCGAGACTGCTAACCACAGCACAGGGTTCTATGATAGATATCACGCCCTGCGCGCCGCCCTTGCCGCCGTGAAAGGCGGTGGCGCATGACCGACCGCCCCATCATATTTTCTGCCCCGATGATCTGCGCGCTGCTGGACGGGCGCAAAACGCAGACGCGCAGGTTATTGAAACCACAGCCATTCATTTCAGGCTATCACAATGGCGGGGTCTCTCTCGACAAAGTTGGGGATGAGTATGCTCGGTTTAGCGCAATGGCAGTTGGTGCCAGCGCGATCATTGAGCATGTTGTCAAGCTGCCCTACGCCACCGGCGACCGCCTCTATGTGCGTGAAGCCAATTGCTGGGTATCTGGATGGGGTTGGCGGTATCGTGCCGACAACGACGATCTGACCGAAAAGCGCGAAACTGGCGAAGTCGGAAAGTGGCGTCCTTCCATCCACATGCCGCGCAGCGCCAGCCGCCTGACGCTGCCGTCGAGAAAGAGGCCAGAGGCTCCCCGCCGGATCGTCGCGCAGAACTGCGAAGGGCTCATGCCGCCCCGGTCTTCGACGATCTGGAAAGATGGCTGGCACTGCAACTCACCACGATCTCTGGCAAATCACCGCTCGCAGCCGCCATCCGATACGCCCTCACCCGGATGGAACGCCTGCGCCCCTGTCTCGACAACGGCATCCTGGAACTGGACAACAACGCCGCCGAATGCGGCATGCGCGCCATCGCCCTCGGCCGGAAGAACTACCTCTTCGTCGGCTCCGAGGCAGGCGGCAAGGCCGCCGCCATCGCTTACACCCTGATCGAAACGGCCAAACTCAACGCCGTCGATCCCCACGCCCGGCTCGCCGACACCCTCGCACCCATCCCGGACTGCAAAATCACAAAGGTCAACGATCCGCTCCCGTGGCACTGGAACCGATAGCGGTCTGGCCGGACGCTTACGCTTGAACGGTGGTCAACGGAGAACAAGCGGGCCGTTCGGTGGGGACCTTGGGCGTTATGGCTGGCACTGCCAGCGCCCGCGACGGCAGC